TCTTGGCTTAATCATAAATACGGAATAGAAGTAGCAGGAACTGTACATGACACCATGCATGCACAACATTCTCTCCAGCCAGAAATGGAAAAAGGATTAGGGTTCTTAGGTTCTATCTATACCAATGAAGGGGCATGGAAAAACCTTACAAGTTTTTCTAAGAGTACTAAAGCAGAGGAATAAAATTTTATGAAACGTCCCCAATACTTTGCGGCCAAGCCGATAGCGGATGAGTATATCCCTATTGAGAATGAGATAGTGTTATGGCGTTCAGTATTGGATCAAGCTATGCAAGACATAGCCTACACTGGTAGGGATAAAGAGTATATAAAGTTTAGAGAAGATGCAATTGATTGGTTGTTTAATAATGAAGAAGACTTTGATTTGATATGTGACTTTGCTATGTTAGATACAAAGAAATCCAAAGAAGAATTTTTTTATATAATGGGGGTGACAAATGACAAGCGTAAAAGAAATGACTGAACTAGTTAAAAAGATAAGAGCAAAAAGAAATGAAGACCCAGTAAACTTTCCGTCTCATTACAACAAGGGAGACATAGGTTGCATTGATGCAATCAAGGCTTGTCAAGGAGATGGATTTAAATATTACTTACAAGGATCAGCCATGAAATACTTATGGCGTTATGAACACAAGAAGAAACCAATACAAGATTTAGAAAAAGCTAAATGGTTTATTAACAAACTTATTGAAACCACACAGGAGAGGGATGATGAGGATAATCAAGAACACGGAGATAGCAACTCAAGAGTTAAATAAGGAACAAACTCTTTGGGTATATTGCGGACTAGACTGCTCACTCACTAGTGAGATATGGTCAAAGCTATCAAAAGAATTAGACGATACAACTAAGAATACATATCAGTTCGAACTTAACAGTTTAAAGCCTGCACTCAGTATGATGTTGCGTGGACTAAAGGTTGATGAGATGAAGGCAGGAGTAATCCGCGCCCCCCTTGTCAAGAATAGAGTTATGGTTGAGCGCATGTTAAACTTATTTGCTAATGCAGTATGGGATAAAGATCTTAATCACAATAGTCCTGTACAATTAAAAAGTTTTTTATATGAGTGGCTTAACTTACCACCAGTAATTGCATACACTAAAGGTAAACAAAAAGTATCAACAGATAAGGAAGCACTAGAACATTTACGTAAAGAATATCCACGTGCTCGTCCTTTCTGTAATGCTATCTTATCCTTAAGAGATATAGACAAACAATTAAATATTTTAAACTGTGATCGAGATGATGATGGCAGGTTGCGTACATCATTTAAAGTTGCAGGTACAGAGACAGGTAGATGGGCAAGTTCAGAAAGTCCTTGGGGTACAGGAACTAATCTACAGAATATTACAAAAGATATGCGCGAAATATTTGTACCCGATGAAGGCAATGTATTATTTTATGCTGACTTAGAACAGGCGGAGTCTAGGGTTACAGCTTACGTTGCTGGAGATGAGGGATACATTAATGCGTGTGAAGGTGAGGACTTACATACCCAAGTAGTTAAAATGGTATGGCCTAATATGGGTTGGTCTTCTGATCTTGCACAGAACAGAGAGCTAGCAGATCGTCCTTACATTGGACACTTTAGCTACAGAGATATGTGTAAGCGAGCAGGTCATGGAACTAACTATGGTCTATCAGCTACATCTTTAGGTAGACATTTAAAGATAAAGATCTCACACGCAACGAGGTTTCAATTACTTTACTATGGTGGAGTGATTGCGTTGTCATCACTGGAGAGATGGCACAAACAAGATAAGGAAGGTGGTTTCCAAGAACTAATTGATGGGGGCACGATTATAGGGACTGGCCCATCTTCCTTAGTCAGAATACAAGGAGCGTTTCCAGGCATACGTAAGTGGCATGATGAGACTGCGAAGCAGTTGCAATTAGAGGGCACACTTACAACTCCATTAGGTAGACGTAGACAGTTTTGGGGCAGACTAGATGATGCCACAACATTACGTAAAGCTATTGCGTATGTACCACAGTCTACCATTGGGGATTTATTAAACATAGGATTGTATCGTGTGTGGAATGAATTAAAAGATGAAGGTGTTGAAGTACTAGGACAAGTACATGATGCTATTTTGGGGCAGTTTCCTATTGGCACAGAAGCTGATATCATTCCTAAGATATTAGAGCGCATGAAAAATCCCATGCAAGTAGGCGGCAGAGAAATGATAATTCCTTCTGATTGTGAGACAGGTCTCGATTGGAAGAACATGAAGAAATGGAAACCACATGAGTAGAAACTATACAGACTTTATACAAGCATCAGCAGATGCTATCAAAGGCAGTCCAATACCTAAACCTTTTGCACAGTGGAGTGCATTGAGTGCTGTAGCTGGAGCCATGGGTAGACGTGTGTGGTACTCAATGGCTAACTACGATATTAGATCTAACAACTTCATAGTTTTAATTGCACCACCTGGTAGAAACAAATCAGTAAGTTTGATTTTACCATTCACAAAAGTATTCAGCAGACTAACTACACCAGTAGGTACTACTGAAGATGATCAGAACTTTAACTCTGGATTAGATCAGTATGGCTTACGTAATTATCCTTTGTATGTAGTACAAGATAGAATCACACCAGAAAAATTAGCAGTAGACATGACTAAGATTACTAGATTGGATCTGCGTCTATCTACTCCTGCAATGGATGAGTTCTATGATTCATCTGTGACTTTAGTAACATCAGAGTTTGGTACATTTATGGGCAGACATGAAAGATATCTGCAAATGTTTATGACAGATATGTGGGATTCTAAGGCTGAGTACAGCCACAAGACTAAGACATCTGGCGAATACATAATCAAAGGGCCTTGTCTTAATTGGCTAGCTTGTGCTACACCAGAACAATTTGTAGATAATTTACCAGAAGATGCACGATCTCAAGGGCTGTTATCTCGTATGTTGCCTATCTATTATGATGGTGATCGCATACCTCAATCATTAGTACAAGAAAGAGTTAGCGACAATACAGTTAATAATTTGCGTGAGGATTTAGCGGACATAGCTAAGATGTATGGGCCGATGACTTTTGATGAAGATGCATTCAAGATTGTTGATGAAGACATCAAGGCTGGCATACCACCAGAGCCTACTGATAATCATCTATCAGAGTATGTGCAGCGTAGAGTATCTCACTTCATTAAGATTGCTATTGCAGTATCTGCTTCACGTAGAAGCACTCGTAAGATTATGTTAGAAGACTGGGAGTTTACAAAAGAATTATTATTTGCGGCAGAGAAACAAATGCCTAAAGCTTTAGAAGGTTTTGGTATGGGAAGAACAGGTCGTATTGCACATGATATGGTAACGTGGTTACATGGTACACTATTTAATAATGGCAGAAGTCATATGCTTTTGAAATTATTTAAAAGAGAATTGCTACGAAAGATTCCAAATCCTGGTGAGTTAGAACAAACCATCAAGGCTATGGAAGATTCTGGTTATATAAAAGTCGAAGGGAATGTGGTTTTTCCATGTCGAAAAGACGCTTAGTAATCAGTAAGTTGCGATGGGCGAAAGCTCTCGATGAACGTCCTGTGTTCATACCCTCTCCAAGGTTAACAGGCGTGAAGAGAGCTGGCGTACTTTATGAAAACAAAGTAGCTAACTATATGAAAGCTATCTATGGTGCGGAGAATGTATTGCATGGACAATGGTATCAGTATGAAGACAGAAGGGGAGTAGGTTACTGCCAATCTGACATATTAATTTTACCACATGGAGATGTAAAGGATTTGATTATATTAGAATGTAAATTAAAATCTAGAAAAGTAGCAGAGGTACAGCTTCGTTATCTATATAGACCTATAGTACAACACTTATATCCAGATACTAATATAATAATGGTACAAGTATGTAAGTTTTTAAACCCTAAAACAAAAGGAGTTATTATAGATGAATTAGAAGACATCTATAAGCAAGACTTATCTACATTATATTTAAGAACATTTGCATAATGTTGTGGACAGATCTTCACCAATATGTTATAATGTTCTTTCATCACATTAATAAAATCTAACTAGAGGAACTCTAATGACCAATAATTATCTGCCTACTGAATATCAACAATTTATACATACCTCTAGGTATGCACGTTTTATAGATGATGAAAAGAGAAGAGAGTCGTGGCCAGAAACTGTTACTCGTTATGTAGATTTTGTAGCAGATAACTTAGACAATAACTTTAAGTATAAATTAAATTCTAAAATAAAATCAGAACTAACTAACTCCATATTATCATTACAAGTCATGCCGTCAATGAGAGCATTGATGACTGCTGGGCCTGCATTAGATAGAGACCACACTGCTGGATATAATTGTAGTTACATTCCAATAGATCATGTTAGATCTTTTGATGAAGTTATGTATATTCTTTTATGTGGTACAGGTGTAGGCTTTTCAGTAGAGCGTAGCAACATAGAGAAGTTGCCCACTATTGCAGAAGAGTTTGAAGAGAGTGATACAATAATTGTAGTACAAGATAGTAAAGCAGGTTGGGCAAGATCGTTTAGAGAATTGATTGCTATGTTATACTCTGGACAAATTCCAAAGATAGATGTATCTCGTGTGCGTCCTGCTGGTTCCAGATTAAAAACTTTTGGGGGCAGAGCTAGTGGTCCTCAACCTTTAATAAATTTATTTGAGTTTACAATTAAAACATTTAAGAATGCAATAGGTAGAAGACTTAACTCTTTAGAATGTCATGATGTTGTTTGTAAAGTAGGCGAGGTTGTAGTAGTGGGTGGCGTAAGAAGATCTGCTTTAATATCTCTTAGTAATTTACAAGATGACAGAATGCGCGGAGCTAAGACTGGTCAATGGTGGATAGATGAAGGCCAACGTGCCCTCTCTAATAACTCAGCGGCCTATACTTCTAAGCCAGATATGTCAGTGTTTATTAATGAGTGGAAGAGTTTATATGATTCTAAGTCTGGTGAGCGGGGCATTTTTAATAGGCAAGCCGCCAAAAATAAAGCATCTGAGAATGGTAGAAGAGATATTGAATGGGACTTTGGTACTAACCCTTGCTCAGAAATTATACTACGACCATATCAATTCTGTAATCTTACAGAGGTAGTTATCCGTGCAACTGATAGTGAGAAAGATCTCTTAGCTAAAGTAAGAGCCGCAACTATCCTTGGTACATTTCAATCTACCTTTACTGATTTTAAATATTTACGTAAGCAATGGATACAGAATACAGAAGAAGAAAGATTGTTAGGTGTATCACTAACAGGTATTATGGATAATCAACTTACTAGTAATCCTAAGAAAGAATTCTTGATGCGTCTACGCAAAGAAGCAGTTGATACCAATAAAGAGTTTGCTAAGAAGTTAGGCATACCACAATCAACAGCTATCACTTGTGTTAAACCATCTGGTACTGTTAGTCAATTAGTTGACAGTGCTTCTGGTATTCATAGCAGACACAGTCAATACTATATACGTACAGTACGTGGTGATAAGAAAGATCCTTTAACAACTTTAATGATTGAGAAAGGTATGCCACATGAACCAGATATAACTAAACCAGATTCAGTAGTTGTGTTTTCTTTTCCTATGAAAGCACCAGATGGTTGTATAACTAGAAATGATCTAACAGCTATCGATCAATTAGAAACGTGGCTAATGTATCAAAGATATTGGTGTGAACACAAACCTTCGTGCACAGTATCAGTGAGAGAACATGAGTGGTTAGAT